GGTATTGTCGCGTACTATGGGCACCTTCCATTGATCAACTATTTTGACGTCCTCACACTCGATGCAGACATCCCAGTTGTCATTGCCCTTGCAATTTCAGGGGAGCACATCTTCCGTGCCCTCATCACAAAACTTCCGGAATGGATCCAGATGTTTGTAGAAAGTAGGGTCAAACGATGAGAGTTCTATTGCTTGGCAATAAGGTCAATCTACATTGGCCCTGCACAATCTTGGTAATTTGGATGGCAGTGATCGCCTATTCCAGCTACACCAACAAAACAGAAGTCGGGGTTGCAGTTTACATCTGCGACTCCGATGTTCCTGATTTTATACAAGGACAATATACCCCATGAATTATACCGTTAGAGATCTTCAAGGTCGTGTGAACGCCCTGAACCCGACATCGCCAATCGACGTAGACGGAATGCGTGGGCCCGGCACCCGTGGAGCAGTGACCAGCACTCTCATCCGTCTTGGTTTGAAAGAAGAGTCTGAGCTGTTTCATGATTCTGGTTTGCACCGGATCATTTGGCATTGGTCTGGCGGCCTGAAAGTCCCGACTAAAGAGGACCTCAAGCACTACAATGACATGCACGACCATGAAGGGAACTCATATGACGGAGCGGCCAGAGCAGAGCACCAAGCCAATTACGACTGGCGCAAAGGCGTCGGAGTATCCCACTCCCGAAACTGTAACACTGGGACTATTGGACAAGCTGTTGCCGGTATGCATGGTGCAGAAGGTTGGCCAACTCTGAAGTGGCACAGCCACGCAATCACTTGGCCGGGCATTGATTCAATGTTGGAACGCTCCGCGGAATACTGCAAAGAGTTCGACATCCCAGTGACCAAATGGTCGACATTGTCGCATGCTGAAATCGAGCAAACACTCGGCATCAAGCAGAACAACAAGTGGGATTATATGGTCCTTCCTGGTGACAGCTCAGTTCGGAATGCGGTGGTTATCGGAAACATTCTCCGCAACCGCATGATCACGAAGTTCATGTAATGGGCAAGTTGAACCTCATTGCGTACGGTGTATTGGCGTCTCTGATTTTATCAGGGGCGTCATTCTTCTATGGCAAGTTCGAAGGAAGAGCTGCACAGAGAGCTGATCATGAGATCGCACGCCAAGCAACCCAACAAGAACTGTTTGATTTAGGTGAAGCTTTAAGTATGAAGGCTGCAGAAATCGAAACCCTACAACGAGAGAGAGCACAGTATGTCCAAGAGATCGAGAATCAGGCTTTGGATTCAGTGGGCTCTAGCAATCCTGGCATTAGCCCTGGCGGCGGGCTGCGCAGACTTGAACTCCGTTGGGGTACGCCCTGATCCTTTGCCAATCAATGTGGCCGAAATATGTGCCCACCCTCTCGACGTTATCAACACGGTGCGAGGATCTTCTGTTGGTTCAGATGAAATACGGATGGGGCGTCTTGGCGATGCCCTTCTCGAATGCAGAGCAGAAAAGCAAGTTGCAGTGGAAGCTTACAATGGCGTAAGAAATACTGTAACAGGCAAACAACTTTAGCTAGGAGCATGATCGTGCAGGATGAACTTAAACCAAATCAAGAAAACGTAGCAGATAGTTCCAACGAGGACTCTGTTGCAGAGATCATGGACCCAGGTAAGTTGGACGGAAGTTCCAAACAAACTCTGACGAAGTGGAAAAACGAACCTCAGATTGTTGATCTGAAAGCGGACCTTGAGTTTGCACGACAAGAGAACACAGACCAAAAAGCTAACGTTGCTGGATGGTTGGCTCTTCGTGACACAACCGGGGTTGAGTCCGGGCAGAAGTCCAAAGAGGCTGGACGTTCGTCTGTCCAACCCAAGATGGTCCGGAAGCACAATGAATGGCGCTACCCAGCTCTGTCAGAACCTTTCCTGAATACCGAGCGGATGTTCAACATCAACCCTCGCACAGGAGAAGACAAAGCAGGGGCGAAGCAAAACCAAATCCTCCTGAACTGGCAGTTTGATACCAAGCTCAACAAAGTTGATTGGATCGATCGGTATGTTCGCAAAACAGTTGACGAGGGGACAGTCATTGTTCGCGTTGGTTGGGAGAAGCGCACAGAGAAGGTTCAAGTTGAAGAACCTGTCTATGACTATTTTCCTATCGACGATCCTGAGCAGCTTGCAGTTCTTGATCAGGCAATCGCCATGTTTGAACAAGATGAAGAGGCTTTTGCCAATGAAGACTCTATCCCTGACACTCTACGTGCGTCGGTCGAATACAGCATCGAGAACAGTACTCCAGTTTATGCTGAAGAAACCGGAACCAAAATGGTTCTCGAAGAGCGGGTCACCTGGAATGCACCGAGTCTCAAAATCGTCAACATCGGGAACTTCTTCATCGATCCATCTTGTGAGGGAGACTGGGAGAATGCTCAGTTCATGATTCACACGTATGAGGCCACGAAGTCGGCTCTCAAGAAGCGCAAAGTGTACAAGAACTTGGACGAAGTGAACTGGGAAGCCAACACAGTCAAATCAAAGCTGGGCGATCCTGACCACGTATCCACTGGCCCTCAGGTTGATTCCCGAGTGAACACAGACAAGTCTAAGGTCTTGGTTTATGAGTATTGGGGTTTGTACGACATCCACGATGATGGTGTCATGGTTCCAGTTTCTGTGACCTTTATCGGCGAGACGATCATTGAGATGGTTGAGAATCCATTCCCCGATCGCAAGCCTCCGTTTGTTGTTGTGCCCTACATGCCGATCGCTGACTCCGTCTTTGGTGAAGCTGATGCATCCCTCCTGCAGGACAACCAACGTGTTCAAGGCGCCGTAACCCGGGGTATGATTGACCTCTTGGGTCGGTCTGCAAATGCTCAGTCTGGTTACGCCAAAGGATTCCTTGATCCGATAAACAAGCGTCGGTTTACCTCTGGCCATGACTTTGAGTTCAACCCGAACGCCGATCCGAAAGTTGCAATCCAACAGATGAAGTATCCTGAGATTCCCAACTCTGCTCTGCAGATGAGTGCTCAACAGAATGCTGAAGCTGAAGGTTTGTCTGGAGTCAAAGCATTCGCAGGTGGAATCACCGGTGATGCATATGGTCAAGTTGCCCGCGGCATCTCTGGTGCATTGGACGCAGCTGGACAACGTGAGATGAGTATCCTGCGTCGCCTGGCTGAGGGTATGATGAACATTGGCAAGAAGATCATTGCCATGAATGCTGTCTGGTTGGAGGAGTCCGAAATTGTTCGGGTCACCAATGAAGATTTTGTTGAGGTTCGCCGTGATGAACTTGCCGGCAACTATGACTTGATCGTCGACATCTCCACACAATCCGTCGATGAGCAGAAAGCTCAGGACTTGGGTATGATGCTCCAGACACAGGGTCCAAACATGGATCCAGCTTTGGAACAGATCATCCTGGCTGAGATTGCTGAACTGAAGCGCATGCCTCACTTGGCTAAGCAGATCCGGGAATACGCTCCTGAACCTGATCCAATGGCAGTTGAGATGCATCAACTTGAGATGCGTCGGATCACTGCTGACATCGAGCTGGTGGAAGCCAAAACCATGAAGGAAATGGCACAGGCTGAAAACGTCACCCTGGATACTGAACTTGATCAGACCGGTGCTCGCCATGATCGCAACGTGGAAACTATGGGCGCACAAGCTCGTGGCAACCGTGATCTGGAAGTCAGCAAAGCATTGCTTGCTGGTGAGACTGGTTCAGGAAATATCGAGGCTGCAGTTGGGTTTAACCGACTCACTGAGGATTCTGACACTCGTCAGGGTAACGGGCCACCACCTGCCCCACAGCCTCCTCAGGCGCCTATGGCTCCAATGATGCAGCAACCGCCACAACCACAGATGGCTCCATTGCAGAGTGCACCACAGCCTATGTAACTGCTTGCGTTGCCTGAATAAATCGGGCAACGCTTCAACCACGAAAACTCAAACCAACCCTAAGGACGAATATAATGGATATCTACAACCACGACGCAGACGTTGATTCAGCTCTCGGCATTGATGCAGAAGGCCCAACGACGATGACTTACGCTGAATACGAAGAGTATAAAGCGACCTGTCTTGAAGTGATTGCAGAAGCTGAATCAGTTGATCGGCTCACTCGCAATGCAGACTTCGACAAATCAATCATGGACGCGTATTTCGACAAAGAACCTAAGCGCCTCGGCATGCTTATGGCTTCTGGCCAGTTGACCCCAAAGGGTTTTGACGGTGCCGTCGAAGATCTCCGATCCATTGGCCACCTCAAGATGTTCCTGTCGGACGCCATTCAGAAGGGCAACATTGCTCGGAATGAACTCCAGGGTCTTGAAGAAGCCTACACAGAATCCGTCAACGCCCAAGCCGAAGCATAAGCTTCGCCAACCTGAAGAAAGAAAACGTCATGCCAGATACTGATCAAAGTCAAATTGACCTAGACACTCTCACCGATGACCAAGTCATGAACCTAACCCCAGAAGAAATTGAGGGTCTTGGTTCAGAACAGGAAAGTGGTGCCGAAGATGTACAACCCCAAAGTGGTGCTGATGCACCTGATGTTGATGAAGCAGATGATGCTCCCAACGTTGATGACCAGGCCGAAGACGAACAGCCTGGTGAACCTGATCCAGATGCAGAAGATGAGCCAGAAGTCCCAGCTGGCGATGAGCCCAAAGGGGAAGATGCCCCGGAAGGTGACGACGTCGCATCGGAAGCAGAACCTGAAGGTAAAGCAAAAGACGAGGAAAAACCTGCTGAAGCAAAAGCAAAACCCGATGGTAAACCTACAGCAAAAGAGCTGAAGGCGGCCGATACTGCTGAGAGCGTTGCTGCAGTTGATTTCTTCAAGAAGGTTTCTGCTCCGTTCAAAGCCAATGGCAAGGACATGCAGGTTCGTTCAGCTGAAGATGTCGTTCGACTCATGCAGATGGGTGTGGATTACTCCCGCAACATGCAGTTGATGAAACCCATGAAGGCGATGGATTCCATGTTGAAGACCCATGGTCTCAACGATCCAGGCAAGCTGAGTTTCCTGATCGACGTGAAGAACGGAAAAACTGAGGCCATTCAGAAGTTGCTGAAAGACCTCAAGATTGATCCATTGGATCTCAACACCGGTGATGATGCGCCTGTCTACAAGCAGTCAAATTATCAAGGTGATCCAAAGGATGTAGAGTTCCAGGAAGCCATCGATACGACACTGTCGCGTCCTGGTGGCAAAGAACTCATCTCCGATGTGAATGCTAATTGGGACGAAAAGTCCAAAGAAGCTCTTCGCGAAGAACCGGCTATTTTTGAGAATCTACTTGCTCAAAAAGAATCTGGTGTATATCAGCAAGTTAATACGGAACTAGAATACCAGCGGTCGTTGAACTTTTTGACCAACGTACCCTTCTTACAGGCTTACCACCAGGTGAGCCAAGCGATGGAAAAGGCTGGCGTTTTCGGAACCAAGATTCAAGACGGACAAGATGAGTTGGAGTCAAACCCAACACCTCCAGTCCCACTCGCCACTGGATCTCGACGGAAGGCAGCACCCAAGCCGAAGACTGTGCAGCCCAATCCTCCCTCTTCAGCCTCCCAACCTCGATCGGCTCCACCAAGTGGATCTGTACAAAATGAACCGGACTACGCAACCATGTCGGATGCAGAGTTTATGAAACTGGGGGAACCCCAGTAAACTGGTCCAAGTAAAATGAAGAAGGAAAGAAAATGACTCAGATTTATAATGATCCCGCTGGCGGTAGCGCCTCCACAATCGGTGGCCAGTTCAACACTTCGTATTGGGACCGTCGTTCCATTATCGATGCTGCTGAGCAGATGTTCTTCAGCCCGTTGGCTGACGTTCGTTCGATGCCAAAGCACTACGGTAAAGAGCTGGAGCTCTTCTATTACGTTCCATTGCTTGATGACCGCAACGTCAACGACCAAGGTCTTGACGCTTCTGGTGCAACTGTCGCTGACGGTAACATGTATGGTTCGTCCAAGGACGTCGGTACTATTTCCGCCAAGATGCCAACTCTGACCGA